CCAAGTGAGGCGACTTTAGAATACGGTAATATAACTTCGCTTGTGATTAAGGTAAAAGAGTTGATATGAAAACTGCTTTGTTTGACCCTAGAATCCCTGGAGATGTGTTCTCAGACAACCCTGCGTTAATCTTGGGCGATCTAATAGTAAAGGGCGATATCAAACACGGCTGGCTTGGGCGTGGTGACTTCTGGGAGCGTATAGGCTTGCTTGCAACCTATTGTGAGGAGATTGTTAGTGGCGAAGATAAAGGTGAAGGAAGCCAATCTTGCTACTGAAAGCTATAAGGTCAAGTATCGCTACAAAGATATAAGCACTGGCTTTTGGAAGCAAGACGAAATGATGTATCACTGCGCAAGAAAGGATGCGCATCGTGATGCAGAGATATGGGTCAAGGATAAGATGAGACCTACTATTATCGAAATAATTTCTGTGGTGTATCAATGAAACCGGTAGAGCAGATGTGTCCTCACAACGAGGTTGAAGGAGTCTTTGGTGATTGCTTTAGAGCTGTTATCGCCTCATTGTTAGAAATGGAAGCAAAAGATGTTCCACATTTCTTACACGACGGACACCCTGATGCATGGAGAAAGCGTCTAAGTGAGTTTCTTAAGCCCTATAATCTGTGCTTTATGTCCTTCAACGCGTCTGGTTGGGATATGGATGCATGGAGAAAGGAGATGTGTGTGGATATATTGTATCATGAGATATCCGACCGCTCACCTAGGTTCCCTTCGCTGTTTCATTCTGTAGTGGGGTGCAACGGTAAAGTTGTGCATGATCCACATCCTGATAAAACAGGACTACCTGAAGAGACCTCTGAGCGTACCTTCGGAGTTCTTATAAGGCTACAATAATGGGTGCATCTAAACAGACAGGACCAAAGCTATTACGTGTTAAGGTTTCAGGAGAGTGTTACTTTGCAGATCAGCGCGGCTACTATACTGTTTGGGAAGACGCACAAGCTGTTGTTGATAGACTGCACAAAGAGCTGCTTGAGACACGTAAGCAGCTAAGTTGGAACAAAAATCGCGTAACTAAATTGCAACGAAACGTTTCAAAGGAAAAGTACTAATGGATGAATTAAGGGATATGGGTGCAGGTATTCTTGACGCAATTGAGAAGAACATTCCTGCGGCTGTAGGCGAAGTTCTCAAGAAGGAGCTTGAGGAGCTTAAGCGTCTGCGTGGTGTTGAAGCAGATCGCAATCGTCTCCGTAAAGACCTAGAGCAAGTCTTAGAAACAAACCGAGCGCATGACACACTGTCTGCTAGAAAGGTAGAATTAGCAGTCTTGCAAGAGAAGCTTGAGAGTAAAGAGCGTGATATGAAAGTCACAATCCTTGAAGTTAAATTGGATGAGGCAAACAAACGTGCTGATGTCGTAACTATGCTTGTTAAAGAAATCTTTAGACAACCTACGCTTGTTCGAAGTATTCAAGGCAGCCTTCCTGCAGGCATTGTAGATGGTACAAATGGCTGTATGGGTTACGCTGCAACTGCCCCTATTAACACTGTTGAAACAGTCACTCAGACATGATACATAATTTCCGAGAGGGAAATGTAGTACAACATGTGAAAACAGGAGGGCATTATCGTATAATCGGTTATGCCACCCTAGAAAAGACACTTGAAGGGCATGTCGTCTATCAATCATTGCAAGATGCTCTCATGTGGCTTAGACCTATGAGGGAGATGTTTGATGGTAGATTTGTCAAAATTAGTGATAGCCTGGAAGCGTATAATGTTTCCACAAATGTATTGGTGGAGGCTCCACCGATTTGTAAAACAAATGAGGAGAAGTAAATGAAGTCAGGTTCACGTGGTTCTGCGCAAACGCCAACTTCGGGTATCATTATGCCGAAGATCATTCCTTCGCGATTCGCAAAGTCTATCAAGACACGTGCGGATGGCAGTCAGTACATCGACTACAAGTCCTTGGAGCGTGATAGGTATGCTCCGTGGGGCCGTGGTGAAGCCTCTGGCATGAAGTAAATGTTTAATGGGAAACGTAGCTCGAAAGTTGGTTAGAGCCCTTGCGTAAGTAAGGAGTGTTACAGGTTCGAATCCTGTCGTTTTCCTATCCTTAAAAATAGTCCCTTTAGCTCAAAGGTAGAGCAGTTTCCTCATAAGAAATTGGTTGTCAGTTCGAGCCTGGCAAGGGACACCATTGGAGTTAATTATGGAAGCTAAGCAACGAAAAGCTTATTCGTTCCTATTAGGGCTGTATCTGGGTGATGGATCGATCTACAAATTAAAAGATAAAAATTCGTATTGTCTCACATACGCTTTGGATATGAGACATATCTCTTTTTGTGTGTAATGGAAGAATGTGCAGAGGTCGCGCATGCTGCTGCTAAGTGCGCGCGCTTTAGCCCTGACGATAGACACCACAGTAAGTCTACAACTAATCTAGAAGATCTTGAAATGGAACTTCGTGATTTGCTTACTGTGATTTACATGCTAGAGGAAGAGTTGAGCTGTGTTCTGAACAAGACAATAAGCGATGCAAAGATTTTGAAGATGAACTATTTCATGGAATACTCTAAGAGTGTAGGGACACTAAATGGTAAGTAAACACGCAAGTAGAAATGAGCACACTGGTGCTAAGATGCAGACAGGGGTGATGACGGATGCATATGCAGATAATCACACACGTATCTTTGGTAAGCCTCGCTTTAGAGGCGTAATTAATCCGTCTGTAATTGCACCTGAGTATGTGGATGCTTTTGCAGCATTCATGGTAGGAAAACAAATGGCACCGAATGGCTTCTATGGTTCGGACTATCAACAATTTCTGGATGAATTAACAAATGAATCGTAATCGTGATGTACAAATCGCGCAAGTCGCTAATGGCTTTATTCTTCGTCCTGCCTTTGACCCTAATAACAATCGGGTGGTGTCTACAGACATCGATGTGCATGTCTTTCAGACGTTCAATGAACTTATTACTTTTCTAAGCGAGCATTTCGAGCATCGTGAGACTGACATTCGGACTGATTCTGAATGACAGTAGCTCTTATTGACGGGGACGTCGTAGCGTACATGGCATGCGAGAGCCGCTATAAAAATGGTCAAGGGTATACTGTATACTCTCTGGAAGAAAAAATTTTTACAGAAGAAGAGGATAAGGCCTACATCACTAAATGTTGGTTGCGTTTTCAAGCAATTGTAAAAGAGCTCTGTGAGTGCTGCTTCACAGAAGAATATAAGATGGCTGTAAAAGGTAACGGAAACTTTCGTAATGATATTTACCCAGAATATAAGGCAAACCGTCACGCTGATCCTAAGAAACGAAACCCTTTTGTGCCTATTCTACGACAGATGGCAGTCGATGCAGGGCTGGCTGTTGCCGCACACGGACGTGAAGCTGATGACTTATTGCGTATTTGGCAGTGTGAGTGTGTAGCTGCTGGTGAGGACTACGTAATTTGCAGTATTGACAAAGATTTGCGATGCATGCCAGGCCGTCACTACTTGATGCACAAGAATGAATTTCTTACAATGAAAGAGGAAGACTCTCTTCGCTTTTATTATGAACAGTTGCTTAAAGGTGACCCTACAGATAACATTAAGGGTATCCCAAAGGTTGGTGATGTAAAGGCTAAACGTTACCTAGAAGATTGTACATCTGAGGACGAGTTCCAATTTGTTGTAACAGAGAAGTATCAGGAAGCCTTTGGTGATGATTGGGAGCGAGAGCTACTGCTTAATGGAAAACTAATCTATCTGCAGACACATTACGAAGACATGTTCAATATTGACTTCTGGAATGTATGTGGATATGAGATGACGGGGAAGAGCAACACAACACTGGTAGCATCTGTAGAGATGCCAGGCGTCTTGATAGACGAGAGTGTATCAGAGATTAAGGAGCTTAACATTAAGTGTCCGGAAATTGTTACTGTGCCTATTCCCGTCTTTAACGCAAATTGGGGTAAGAAGAAATGATCACACAGTCTGTTATTAAGGAGTGGTTTGAATACAAAAATGACAGATTGTACTGGTTAAAGTCTCCTAGCAAGTACTATAAGGCTGGCTATGCAGCTAGCACAAGTTGTTCAGGTGGATACCCTGTAGTAAGACTAAAAGGTGTCACTTATAGAGAGCATGTGCTAGTGTGGATAATGCACTTCGGGGCAATTCCTGAGTATCTCATTATAGATCACAAGGATAGGAATAAAGCTAACAGAGCCTTGACTAATCTACGGCTAGTTACGCACTCGCAGAATTCAGCGAATTCATCTAAAAGAGAGGGCACTACAAGTAGCTTTAAAGGTGTTCGTAAGACAAGTACTGGTAGATGGTCTGCTAAAATATCTATGGGACTGCACCACATGCATCTGGGGACCTTCGACACGGAAGAGGAGGCAGCTGCGGCTTACAATAAGATCAATGATGCTAAGTTGAAATTCAAAGAGAGTATTGTACCAAAACACCTACTCTTCCCAGGCGGCGGCGAAGTCATCGGCGATTTTCGGGCCACCCTCTGATATCGGCCATTAGCCGGTCGGCGGTTATGCAAACGACACGTGTGAAACAACGATGAACGTAAAGAGGCTGGCGCAGTCTATCCAGCCTTTCAGCGAGAGCTAAGATGGATAATAAAGAGAAGCCAAAATTTGTACTGCCAAGTCACCTAGTGGGCAATCTATTCACAGGTAAAGTTGTAGAAGCGCCTGAGAAAATAACACGCAAACGTGTATCACTAGAAGGTAAAGAAGGTTCCCGAGTGGATCCTACAAAGTACAGAGGATCAGGCCATTGGAGATTCCCCACAGAAATGGGGGAGACTGGATACGAAGGTTTTATTTACGTAATTGTAGATTTAAATAACAATAAGCTGTATCTTGGTAAGAAAAACTATACTACTATGAAATTAGTAGAAGGCACCACACGTCGTCAGAAAGTTGATATGAATTGGCGATGGTATATTAGTTCGAGCAAAGAGTTGAGTGCTGCAGTAAAAAATTTTGGAAAGGAAGGTTTCGAGTTTATTTGTATAGAGCAATACAAAACTAAGGGGGCACTTAGTTATTCAGAAACGTGGAGTCTTATGTTTGCCGAAACGCCTAGTAAGCAGCATTTATGGTACAATAGACTTGTTAATAAAGTTTCATGGGTTGTTAAAGAGAGTATAACAGAAAGGCATAAGAATAGATTATCTAAGATAATTAAAATCATGGAGAGCGGCAATGTTAGAGATTTGGAAGAATTATAAAGGCATTTGTGAGGTATCGAACTTAGGAAATGTAAGAAGCTTATCTAGAATGGTACAAACAGCGCATGGAACGTTTGCTATACGCGAGGGCAGGGTTTTGCGGCAATCAGATAACCAATTAGGTTATTTGAAAGTTAATATAACTGTAGCTGGCAAATCCTATTACTGCAAGGTTCATAGACTTGTCTGCGAAACTTTTGTAGAAAATCCACAATGTCTTCCTTTTGTAAATCACATAGACGGCGTAAAGAGTAATAACAGAGCTAACAATTTGGCGTGGGTATCTAGAGAACAGAATACGGAACACGCTAAGCTCCAAGGACTTATAAAGAAAGGTAGCGCAACTACTAACGCAATACTGTGTGAAGCTGATATCCCCGTTATTCGTAAACGTTGCTTGACAGAGTCAGTGAATAAGATTGCAAGCGACTATGGTGTAAATCACGGAACTATTAGTCAAATAAAACGAAATGCGACTTGGAAGCACGTGCCATGAGATTTATAGGAGTTCTACTTGGTATATTTGCAGTATATTTTACTATATCAGGGGCGATTGTAGCGTATGCTAAAGAGAATCTAGAGTCGGCTGACTATCTGTTGATTGGATTCAGCATGATGATGCTATCTCATGTAGCTTTAAGTATGGCGTCAAAACATGTCCAAAATAATACAGACCAACCTACCTTGCCTTAATCCTGAATGTGGTAGCTCTGATGCCAGACGACTGTATGAAGAAGGATCATCGTATTGCTTTAGCTGTAGCACCTTCTTTAAGGCAGATTACGATCCAGACAATCCACATGTAGCAAAGGAAAGGGAGCCCCAAACAGTTATGCAAGATACGACTGCAGAAGACATAAAGAAGTATGCTGTAAAAGGATTCAAAGAAAGAGGTATTACAAAGGTAGTATGCGAGTTTTTTAATGTAAAGTCAAGCTTTGATAGCGCAGGTAATATTGAGGCGCACTATTACCCATACAATAAAGAAACCGGTTACAAGTGTCGTAAGCTTCCAAAGACCTTTACTTGGGCAGGAACCCCTGCTCCAGACGGTTTATTTGGTAAGGATCAATTCAATGGCGCAGGTAAGCGCCTTGTAATTACCGAAGGCGAGCTTGATGCACTTAGTGTAGCGCAAGCAAATATGGACCGTTACTCTAAAATCTATCCGGTAGTTAGTATACCTAGTGCAACAAGCACAAAGGCGCTATTAGAGAATAGAGAGTGGATACGTAGCTTTAAAGAGGTAGTGCTGTGTCTGGATATGGATGAGCGTGGTGAAGAAGCAACGCAAAAGGCTATTAAGATTATTGGCATTGATAAAGTAAAGCTATGGAAGCCTGCAAATGGGCGAAAAGATCCAAGTGAAGTCCTCGTAAAAGATGGTGCTGAGAAACTCAATCAGTACATTTGGGATGCAATGACGTGGTCCCCTGCCGGTATCATCTCAAAGGATGATATATGGAAGGCTATTGTAGAGCGCAACAGCGTAGTAAGTGTTCCATACCCTGATTGTCTTGCCGGCGTAAACGGTAAGATTAGAGGTATGCGAATGGGCGAAATCGCGCTGTTAATCTCGGGCACAGGCTCAGGTAAGAGCACTATTATTCGCGAGATTGAACTGCATGTATTGGCGACCACCGAAGATAAGATTGGTATCATATCGCTTGAAGAATCACCGGGCGAGACAGGTATCAAGCTCTCGGGTATGAAGCTGAATCGCAATCCAGCTGACGAAGAAATCCCCGATGAAGACCTAAAGATAGGCTTTGATGCCGTATTTGGAGATGACAGAGTTGTTGTGTTAGATCACCAAGGCTCAATTAAGGACGATTCCATTGTGGATCAGTTGGAGTACATGTGCTTAATGGGCTGCAAGTATCTATTCATCGATCATATCACGATTCTTGTGTCTGAGGGCGCTGAAGGGCTTACTGGCAATGAAGCAATTGATAAGATTATGAATGACTTGCTGCGTTTGGTAAAGCGACACAATGTTTGGATAGGTCTAGTGAGTCATCTGCGAAAGGTACAGACGGGTAAAACCTCTTTTGAAGAGGGTAAGTTACCTACAATGGATGACATTCGAGGCAGCGGTAGCATTAAGCAAGTTTCATTTGATATCATTGGCTTTGCAAGAAATATGAGCGCTGAGTCTGAGATTGAGAGAAACACCATCAAGATGTCTATTCTAAAGAGTCGTACAATAGGTCTTACGGGGCCAATAAGGGGTGCTGTGTATAGTCATAAAACAGGTAGGCTTACTGCAGCTGCAGACATGACAGATGATAACTTTTCGGATATATGATCAAGAAAATAGGTGTTCTTAAAACTAAAGATGCAATCCAATGCCAAGACGAATATGTAATACCCTTCGAATTAATTGAAGAGATTCGCGGGCTACGTCTCAAAAGCAATGACTTATATTTATCCAAAAAAGAAATGCGTGAAGCTCTTATGATTGTAATAAATCTTATTAAGGAGTAGTATGAGTGTTTCAATGCACGGTAAGAATTTCGCTAATGGAAGTAAGTACAGAATACTATTGGATGACGAAAAAGAAAAAATCAAGTTATTTAAAAAGGAAGGAAATGAGCTTATCCCTCTCGCAGTCTGGTCGTACGACCGCTTAATTAATGAAATGAAGGCACATGACGACTGACGTTTGTCCATCCTGTGGCGGGTATTGGTATGGAGATATCGAACCAGAAACAGGAAATCCGTACACATGTTACACTTGCTGTAATGGTACAATAACAAAATTCGAAAAAGAAGAGGAACATGGTAGAATCCCAAAAAAGAACAAAAGCCGTATCGAAGAATACTACTATAAACAAATCAAAAAGGGCAAAAATAACTTTAGGCGAAAAGATAAACGCGCTGAATTCGACTGAAATTGTTACGCCGTGGAGCACTGTAGGTCTGCTTACATACAAGAGAACATACTCGCGTAAATTTAATGAGAATGATCCTGATACAGCCGCGACGGAAGAGTTTCCTGATACGATTAATCGTGTTCTATCTGCTTGCCAAGAGCAGCTTAAGACTAACTTCTCTGATGCAGAATTAGAGCGGCTTCGACGGTATTTCCTTGAGCTTAAGTGTAGTGTAGCAGGCCGCTTTCTTTGGCAGCTCGGCACAAAGACAGTTGATCGCATTGGGCTAGCATCACTACAAAACTGTGCATTTACCGTAGTGGATAGCCCCATTGTGCCCTTTACCTGGTGTATGGACATGTTAGCGCTAGGCTCCGGCGTAGGCTATAATTTGCAAAAGAAAAATGTTGACAAATTGCCAGAAGTTAGAGAATGGTTTAAGGCTCCTACAAGGGTTGACAACGGAGGAGCTGATTTTATTATCCCTGATTCCCGTGAAGGTTGGGTTCGCTTCCTCGCAAAGACTCTCAAAGCAGCTTTCCTTAGTGAGAGAAAAGAAAAGGGAACTTTCACCTATTCTACGCAAGTTATACGAGGAAAAGGGGCTCCCATCAAAGGATTTGGAGGTGTTGCTTCAGGACCAGAAGATTTAGTTTGGGGTATCGGCAAGATCAGCGAAATCCTTATCGCGCGCAGTGGTCGAAAAGTGCGCCCTATTGATGTGCTTGATATTATGAATATTATTGGGCATATTATTGTAGCAGGTAACGTTCGTAGGTCTGCGCAGATCGCTATTGGAGATTGTGATGATATCGAATTCTTATTGGCAAAACGTTGGGATTTTGGGAACATTCCTTCTTGGCGTGCAATGTCAAACAATTCAGTTGTCTGTGACGACATTAGAGATTTACATGAGTACTTTTGGCATGGTTATGAGGGCAAAGGCGAGGCGTATGGGTTGATTAATTTAAAACTCAGCAGAAAAGCAGGTAGACTTGGAGAAACACAGTATCCTGACCCTGAAGTACAAGGGTTTAATCCCTGTGCCGAGCAGAGTTTGGCCCCTTACGAAACATGCGTAAGTTATGACACACGAATACAGACAAGGAAGGGCGCTGTGAAAATTGGCAGCGTAGTGGGGCAGGAAGTAGAGGTATGGAACGGGGAAGGTTGGAGTAAAACTGTTCCATTTCTTGCCAAAGAAAATGACCTAGTTTTCAGAGTAACGTTTTCTGATGGCTCCATACTAGATGCAAATGCTGATCATGAGTTTAGTGTCAAACTTAATAAAAGCAAGACAACAAAACGTGTAAAGTTACTGGACTTACTGCCAGGTCAACACTATCTTCCTAAATTTGAATTAGGCGAAGTAACCGGTGATTACGATTCGCGTGCGTATCTTCTGGGTGCTTTTATGGGGGATGGCTATGTCGATGCTGGTAAAGCAATTATAGCGACACCTGAATCTAAATATCCGCTAATAGAGCATTACGGTGATAGCGTACTGGCCGTGTATAAGGAGCAAAAACGCGAGGGGCTAGAAGCAATGTCACGGGTGGTAGTAGATATAGAGACAGATATTGCAATTGCGCTGCGCGATAGAAACGAAGGTATTCCTGACTTTATAATGAATTTCGATAAGTCAGCATCTATTGAGTTTGTAGCAGGCGTAATCGATACTGATGGGAGTATCCGTGAGACGAATGGTGTACAATCATATGCCATATGGAGTACTTCTATAAAGAAGCTACAAGATCTCCAATTGTTAATGCGACGCGCTGGTATTAATTCTACATCAATTATTCTAGATATTTCTAAAGAAAATAAAGGAAATTTTGGTAGAAATTATGACCTTTACAAATTATCTATTCATTCATTTGACTGCGAGGCTATACCGACTAAACTAAAAGTTGCTACTTCTTTTGGTACACGTTATAAAACAAATAATGCGTATCCTAACGGTGCTCTAGTAGATTCTGCGAAAGCTGTACGTGTAGAGAATATCGAAGTATTAGGAGAAATGGCTGTATACTGTTTCTCTGAACCTATTAGACAGATGGGCGTCTTCGGAAATGTATTGACACACCAATGTTGTCTCGCTGAGGTCTTTTTATCTAACGTAGAGAGCGCTGAAGAGCTAAAGGATATTTGTACTCTTTTATATCGTATCAATAAGCATTCGCTGCTATTGCCTGCCCATCATCCTGAGACTGATGCGATTGTTCACAAGAACATGCGTATGGGTATTGGTATGACCGGCATTATGCAGGCTACTAAAGAGCAAGTGAGCTGGTTGCACGATACGTACGAGCACCTTCGTGATTACGACGGTCGCTATAGCCAACTGCATGGCTATAACAAGAGCATCAAACTGACCACTGTAAAGCCGTCTGGAACGCTTAGCTTGCTGCCTGGTGTTACTCCGGGCATTCACCCTGGATATGCGCAATACATGTATCGACGCATCCGTATCGCCGCAGGACACGCGCTAGTGCAGGTATGTAAAGACCATGGTTACCCAGTGGAGTATGCACGTAATTTTCACTTTAGTGAAGATTATAACACGGTGGTCGTTACGTTCCCGTTTGCGTATCCTGAAGGTACACGCTTGGCTGCACAAATGACCGCAATCGATCAGTTAAAAGAAATCAAAAAGATGCAAGAACTTTGGTCGGATAATGCAGTCTCTTGTACTGTTTACTATAGAAAGGAAGAGCTTCCTGAGATTAAAGAGTATTTAGCTAAACATTATAAGAATAATTATAAGAGTTTATCTTTCCTCTTACACTCTGAGCATGGGTTCCAACAGGCACCGTACGAAGAGGTTACTAAAGAAGAGTACGAGGATCTTGTAAGTAAAACACGAATTATCACTTCAGTGGCGGCTGCTGCATTCGAAGGTGGTGATGAGTGTGCAGGAGGTATGTGCCCGGTTCGTTAAGGCAATCGGCGGGTACTCGAAAGGGTGCTCGCCTTTTTAATGGAGATACTACGAAGAAACATTGGAAGGTGTACGATAGTAGCGAGATTTACTAAATCGATCTATGGCTAGAGAGGCGGCTAAAGCTATGGCAGCTGCGTACCCTGGTATGCCTGTTGCAGTATTTGAAGCAGTTGAAGCGTATCGAGTCAATAGTTAACCTGTTCTAGAGGAATTTGAATAATGTCTAATTACAATAGTGATGCATTACCTGAAACGTACAACAAACTTCGAGAGATCAGAACTAAAAAATACCAAAAGGCAATCCAAACTGCAGAAGAATTAATCTTTAAAATTCGCTCAACTGATCACAAAAAAAATGCAATGATAAAAAAGTACATTGTTAACTATACTGTGTATCTGCTTGAGCATCACGCTGAACAAGTGACAGAAGAACTCGCCACGATATTTCATTGCAGGGCTAAGGCGGGTACAAAAGATGGTGTGCCTCTGACTCCAGAGCAAATAAATGCGTGTATGTACGCAGAAGTTCAATTACATGAATTGACGAGGCATATGTGAGTTTTCACATACGTATCTTGTTGTTAAACATCATTTACAGGCTAAAGGTGCTCTATATTAGTATGTATTTCAGGATAATATTGAGGTTGAAAAAATAGGAGTTATCATGTTTAGTTACGCAGGAAAGATTGAGATGTATCTTCGTATTGCAGCGCACGCTGGCGTTATTATGGCTACAACTAAGTATGTCTTTGGCTAACAAAGGTGCCGACGAGCTGTATCATATATACCCTCTCAATGATTTAAGAGAGCATGAGCTTACGCTAGAATGCTGGTGTAAGCCATCTGTAGAGGACTACGGGGTGCTGCATCATTCAATGGATAAAAGAGAGGAATATGAGAATGGGCGAAAACTCAGTTGAGCTGACTATTCAGCTGCCAGTTATGACAATCGAGTATATCTCTCGTATTGCTAAGAAAGCTGGCATATCTGCGGACACTGTTGTTAACGTATTGCTAGCAATTTATCTAATCGACAAGGAGGAGCATCCAATTGAGCCAATTAGCAAAGCTTAGGCAATACTTCAATGAATGGCAATCTCAGGGATACGAACAGCGCCCCGTTTGGTATGATGGAGAGATTGACGATAAGATTAATGCACTTAGTAATGCAGAACTACTTGAACTTTTAGAGGTATTAGATGAAACTAATTAAATTTGAAGCAGAATGGTGTATACCGTGCCAACGTTTGAATAGCGTCATGTCCACTATGGAAGATCTTCCAGATATCGAGTTTGTAGATGTAGGTATCGACCCTGACACTACCGCTAAATACAACGTAAGGGGTATCCCCACATTAGTATTGTTAGACGATGATGGAAAAGAGTTAGGTCGTAAGGTAGGGGAAATGCAAGAGGACACACTAAGAGCATTTGTTAGTCTTTATAATGGATTTAGATCAGTATGAAAGTCTTTTGGATGTCATGCGCTGAATGTGCTATGACGCAATTGCACCAACCGTGTGAGGCTTGCATCAACTGGCCAGCACAGAAAGCGAGGATTAAATGAAGAAGTTCTGGATGGTATGTGCTGAAGGTGGGAATGCTCCTACTGTAAGACATTGTAGTTGTAAGGCGGCAGAGACAGAGGCTCTTCGTATTGCAAGCCTCTCTAAGCCAGGCACTATAGTACATATACTTGAAACTGTAAAGGGCTTTCAAGTACCGCTTTCTTCGCCTACTGAGGTAGTATATGAGCAAGATTAATATCAGTAGTGCACCTGATTGTCTGAACAATAATGACAAAGCGATGTGGGTGCTAGGGTACAACGAAGCTGTTGATAGAACAAGCGATATCTCTCAGCCACAAGAAGTAGCTATTATAAAGGCTTTTGAGGAACTGATGAGGATTTATAATGAGCATCTTATTGTGGACTATGATAATATTTCGGATATTCTCTGTGCTATGGAAGAAGCTTTCCCTTTGTTGTGCTATATACCTGACACCAATGAACAGAGATGAATGCCAGCATGACTGGTGCTTTTGTATGGAGTCTGCTAATGGTTTGACGGCAGACTTTCAATGTTCAATTTGTGGACTAGAAAAGGTTGTGTACCGTGAAGGATACCTTAAATCAGATAAAGAACGTGGAAGAGACCCTGAAACAGCTCCGTATGAATTCGGAATGGATGCTGGTATCTCCTAATGGAAAATTATATAAAGGAAGCGTAGATTACATGTTTAGTATCCTTGCGCCGCATCACTCGCTGTTAAAGATGCCTTCCTTTACATGTAATAAGGATATGTTGTATGTCGACAATGAAGCACTACATTCGAAATTTAGAGGGTGAATTCTGGTGTCCTCTCTTTGGCTGGGCGCCACGTACAGATAAGACGTGTCATTTCGAATTAGATGAATACATTTCCCTAGACGATCTTGTAGCTTTTTACATGAAAGAGTACAAAAACTCTGTGGACGAGTTTCCTCTGCTTGGCCCTGCCGGTATGCATGTTTACGTGGAGATTTCAGATGAGTATAATTATTAGTACATTCGCTAGTATGCTGCAGAAGGCAGAAAGAAGGCGAGCAGAGTTGTATGCCATTGGCGCTACTTGTGATAATTGTAAATATCTGAACCACCAACAGCCGCATGGCAAGCACTGTTATACGTTCAAAGAGCGCCCTATTGTTAATGTTTGTTATGGCTGGGAAAGGAGTATAGCAAGTGGTGGAGAAATTCAGACCGATGCTAGCACCGGGAAATGATCCTAACAAGGATCCTTATTATTTTGATAAATTACAGTTTCCTCTATTAGCCTCCCCTAAGTTAGATGGCATTCGATGTATTGTTAAACAAGACCGCATCGAGGAATACGATGGTGATTTTAATCTTACTAACTATGGCGACGTAAGGTATGTATGTAAGAGCAGAGAGTTCATTGACCTTCCTAGTCGCCAAGTGCAAGAGCATTTCAGTCTGTTCGCAGAGTTAGATGGAGAGATTATTGTAGGAGAAGAGACTGATCACGATGTATATAACCGTACGCAATCATATGTGATGTCACAAGGAAAACTAGCTGCCGATCTTAAGTTCAGAGTGTTCGACTGTGCAGATATGAGCATTGCACATGAAGAGTTTGAGATGCGTCTAGAGCATGCGCGTAAGCTGATTAGGAAATACTCGGAAAGTTTTGTCAATCTTATAGGCGCTCAGGTGTCTCTTGTAGAGCATCAATGGGTGGACAGTGTCGAGGAGCTTATCGAGTACGAGGCATTGCAACTTGCGCTTGGATATGAAGGTGTAATGATGCGTAGTCCTTTCGGTCGTTACAAACATGGTAGAGGCACGTTCAATGAAGGGCTCATCTATAAACTAAAGCGATTTCAAGATGATGAAGCAATTGTACTTGGATTTGAAGAACAGCAAACGAACACTAACACTGATGTGCGTGATAATCTTGGTCACGCTAAACGTTCCACTGCTAAAGAAGGTATGGTCGCTGCTGGAACCATGGGCAAGATCGTTGTAGAATACAATGGTATGATACTTGAAGTAGCCCCTGGTGTTATGAAGCACTACGAACGAAAGTTTGTATGGGATAACCAGGATTACTACAAAGGTAAGATCATTAAGTTTCGACACTTCCCGCATGGTGTTAAAGATAAGCCTCGTTTTCCTCGTTTTGTTGGTTGGAGAGATAAGATGGATATTGGAGCAAAGGCGCCTACCAATGCAACAGGGCTAAGCGGTCACGAAGCGATGGGAGGGCATTAATGGTATTAATTAAGGTAAATTGGTACAAGTCGACAGGCAAGTGGTACGCTTCAGAAGAACTGAATGTTCCTGATCATGTTTCAAATGATGGGATACAAAAGTGGGTGGAGGATAATCAGACTCAACTACAAAGTACTTGGGTTAATGGTGACTACTACGTCAGTATAACTGCGCTTTATCAAGGATATCCTGCAGATACGCGATTCTTTGAAAGGCTGTATAAGTACGGAGATGTTAGATGAATTACAGCGAAGGTGTCATTATGGTAATCACCGTAGAACAAGATGAAATATTTAAAATTATTAAAGACGCGATACAAAATCATTTTAATATAACCGAAGATCTAAAACTATTGTTCGAAATAGATGATAGTTCTGGTAACCTGTCTATAGTAGCGCAAAGCGGGTATATACTCAGATGAGCGATACCTGGATCAACTGGAGATTCGGTACAAGACATCTTCAAATAGGCAAGCGATTCTCGTATATAAGCTTTAGTATAAATCCATATCATGTTGAAAATCCTCCTAAGAAATTCTTTGAGGCGTATTGATGGAGAAACTTACAGAATGGTACTCAGGAACAACTAAACCAACCACTGCTGGTGTATATCAACGACGTAAGAATGGTAAGATGGTGTACTCTTATTGGAATGGTGAATACTGGATGTCAGGTGGTGACACTGTAGATATCGCAATGGAGTTTAGATTCAGATGGCCAGCTATCGTGCAAAATGCTGATTGGAGAGGAGTAAAGTAATGAGTGAGCTTACGTATTACCGGCCTACGTTATGGGAGCGTTTTACAGACAAAATTAGTCATTATATTTATCTTTTTGCATCAAGAAATGAGAAGTCAGTTTTAGTAAAACACGCAAAGAGAGAGTTAGAGGCACTTGGCTATGTTCCCCTAGATTTCAATCAGCCAGACGACTCTAACAAATGGATTCAAGAAAACGTGCTAGAGCTGCTAGAGGTATTCTCTAGGCAAGGTCATTCAGGGATGTCCGCTCCAGAGTGCTTGTCGCTGTTCTCTAAGCTTGCACGTTATGAACCTTTGTGCCCTCTCACAGGAGACATTAGTGAGTGGAATGAGTGCGGCGACGGTGTATTTCAGAACAATCGATGCTCGAATGTATTTAAGCAGCATGATCGCTTTGATGGCCAGCCGTACGATATTCATGGTAAGGTGTTCAGAGAGCCTGACGGTTGCTGTTACACCAGCTATGAGAGCTTTGTACTTATTACGTTTCCTTACACCCCTACTACAGTGTACGTAGATGTGGAGAAGCAAAATGGTAACAATCAGTGACCCTGCTGGTATTGCGCTAGTACGGTTAATATCTTTGAAGTGTCGTTTAAAGCTAGAGATACAAGGCCTTAAGTTTAGAGGCCGTTCTGCCTATGCCATAATCAAAGAGGAATTTAGTTTAAAAGGTACCAGGCAACGGGTATTTGACCAGTTTTGTGAGATCATTAATACTAAGGAAAAGGAGCGTGCATTAGATGCGGGAGCCTGACTATGTAAATGAACTTGGTGTAAAGTGGTGGAAGGATCAGTCCGCCACATCCTACGCTAGTGTGCTAAAAGATGCTGTAGTATGGTATCTGTGGTATCCTAACGGGCGCCGTACATATGCCCTATTGATTGATAACAAGCCTGTCTTTGAATCTGAAGCAGTTGCAGATATCGGTCAAGAAGTCAATCGTCGTAAGTATGAGGAGATGCAGAGTGGCAGAGTCCATTGAAGAAACCCTAGCAGCACGCAATAAGCGTTATGGGACTTGGAGAGAGCATGCGCGTATTGCACAGAACATTAAGGCAGCGCTGCGTGACAGCCCAAATTGGGAAAAACTGACACCGTATATGCGTGAAACGTTTGAGATGTTTGCGCAGAAAGCTGGTCGGATCTTGAATGGCGATCCCTTCTACGACGACTCTTGGCACGATATTATCGGTTACTTTCAGCTTGTAGAAAACCATCTTAAGGAGGTAGAACAACCTAATGAATAATAACATCGAAAAACAGAAATTACATGAAGCTATTAAAACTTTCTTTGAGCCAATTCCTGCACGGATGGATGCAGATGGTGTTGTAAAGCGTATTACGCATTGGGCACGTTTAAGTTTCGCCAGAGATGAAGCAGCGCATATCTATTCAGAGCTAAAACGTTTAAAGCTTATGCTTTGCGGTGGTGCTATCAATAGCCTCTTTACAGGCAAAATGATAAACGATCTTGACTTCTACATGAAAGACCCTTCAATGGAGAAAGAGGCTACTGAGTTCTTGCAGCGTTACTTCACAGAGCCTGTATACCATTCTACCAATGCGAAGACGTTTAAGCGTAAGAGCAAGCTCAGCCGAAAGGTATGGTCTGCTCAACTTATTACTCGTTTTCATGGCACTCCGCAGGATATCCTTGATACATTCGACTTCACGATCACGCAGGGCATCTTTGACTTCGAGAATGAAGAGTTTGTATGCGGTGATCGATTCTTTCCAGATATCGCTGCCAAGAAGCTTGTCTATTTAGGCAAGAGTCATTTTCCTATCTGTGCAATGTATCGCACAAAGAAGTATCAGGAGCGTGGTTATTCCTTACCCGGTAGTACGATTATGCACATCGCACTCAGTATTGTGCGGCTGGACATAAGGACGTATAAGGACTTGAAGCAGCAACTAATGGGCATTGATACCATGTATCTTCAGAACTTGCTCAACTCGTCTAAGTACGATGACGCATTGCCTGTTGATTACGGACAGTTCCTTGTAGACGCTTTTGATAACTTTGATGGAGTTGACCACGATGTCTCAGACTTCCAACCGCTATGGGAGGAAAATATTAGCCCTGCAGCATAAGATAACCCACCCTGTTGTTCATGTGGTAATGTCTGATGGAGAAGTAATAGGCGTTCTATCGAACAAACATGCCGCGTATAGGCAAGTTGCCTTTCTAGAGTCAGAAGGCCACAAGTGTAAAATACTTGAGAAAACCTTAGACTGGATAGATTGATGAACAGAAATGGTAGCTTTAGACAGCACTGTCAAAACGTTACAGCAACCCAAGAGGGTAATGCGTGGCAACACGAGCATGACGCAAGAGTCAGAGATAATCTGCTCTTAAGGGAACATAGAGATGCGGGCGGAAGCTGTAAGTCATGCACGCACTCTAGAGAGGCTGGATTGTATCTAAGATGCAAGCCTAAAGTTAAAGAAGTTAAGCATTATAATATCTGCCACCTTTATAAAGAGAAAGCAAATGTCAAATCAAGTTGAGCAAGAAGAAAACATCCGACCGACAAATGTAGAGTTCGTTTCGTATCTCATGAACGAATCTACGCATGGCGCGTTGGTGCAACCTTTCATCATTGAAGCTATTCGCTACTATTCTGAACTGGTATCGAAGCAGCCCGTCCCGGAAGAAAAGCCTGGAGCTATCATTAATCCCGTGGCTTGGCATAATATCGCTACAGAGGTTCATGCAAAGATCGTTGCTAACTACGAGGGTTAATCATGTCAGTCAAGCCCTTAATTGTTTATCACGGTGACTGCGCAGACGGATTCGGTGCTGCGTGGTGTTTCTGGAGACATTTCAAAGATGAAGCAGAGTACTACAAGGGACACTACCAAGGTGCTCTACCGGATGTGCTTGATCGGGATGTATATCTCGTTGATTTTAGTTACAAGTATGATCAAGTTAAGACAATGCTTCAGTATGCGAAATCGGTCACGCTGATTGATCACCACAAGAGTGCTCTTGATGATTTGTGGGATTTAGCAGCCGAAGGGTTGAACATGGAGTTCTGCACGAATGATAAATCAGGCGCAATGCTTGCCTGGGAGTTTATGCAGAAGAAGTTAGGAAAGAAGGAAAAGCTTCCGTACATGATTTCTTATATTGAGGATCGTGACCTTTGGAAGTTTGCTTTGCCAGGCTCTAAAGAGATCAGTATGTATTTGTTTGCGCAAGAATATGACTTTAAGGTATGGGATAAGGTCATGAAAGCAACCAAGCGTACCTTGCAAGAGTACATTAAGCTTGGAGCTGTACTGGAAAAGAAGCACATGAAAGACACCCGCGAAATGATTCGGGTAGCTTCGCGTCGTATGACGCTCCTAGAATGGGATGTACCTGTTCTTAATGTTCCGTACACAATGGCGTCTGACGCGGGCAATTTGATGTCTGTAGATGAACCATTCGCAGTGACCTACTATGACAACGAGCGCCATCGTTGCTTTAGTCTTCGTTCCAATAAAGCCAATCCAAATGCCGTAGATGTTAGCGAAGTTGCATCTAAATTCGGCGGCGGTGGTCATCCTAACGCATCTGGCTTTAAGGTAGACCGTAATCATGAGCTTGCAAGAATCTGATCTAAGACAACGTGAAGTAGAAGATGTTTTAAGACAGGCGCACTACGAAATTCGTCAAGAAGAGCGTAGAGCACAAATAGAAGCTGTAAAGGCAAGACTACGAAAAGGCAGATGGTGGCATCGTCTGTTCCCTTTCACTGTGCATATCGTAATAAACTGGAGAAATAAACATGTTTGATATCAATGCTGTTGAAAAAGAAGCTCGTGAAGAAATCGCTAGGGAACAAGGCGAGAAGGCTAAACTTGCTTTCAAGAAAAAATTGCGTGACCTTGCTGCTGCTAAGTCTATCGTAGCTAACATCGAGCGCGAAATCAATGACCTTAAGCAATCGATTGAAGATGGTTCCTTCGTTAGCTGAGGAAGAATGGAGACATGTCCTAGACGGCTATGAAGTGTCTAGTTTAGGACGTGTCAGAAGCCCTGGCAGCTTAAAGGAGGAATATGTCAGTAACGTTTCATATAGTAGGCGCACCGTATGAGAAATATCAACCTTTACCCGAAGAAGAGCCTGAGTATTGGTCCGAGCGTCCTTGTGAAGGCTTCTATGAAATGAATCTTTCAAATACCAATGCAGGAGATTTTTTACGGATCCTTGGATGCCACCGAGAAGCTGTTGAGTTGTACGGTAAATGGAATCTCGAGAAGGTTGATAAGATGTTGAAGAAAGCAATCAAAGTCTTGAACACGAATGAGAAGAATAAACTACTAAAACCGACTGAAACACGTAGTATCATTACGTTTGTAGGTCGCGATGGTAAGTATATTACAGATCGTTTGAATGATTTAATTCGCCTCTTACAAGCTGCACAGAAACACAAGATGGAAGTGGCTTTTGCCTGAGCTTTTTAGATCCTGACGGCGGGTTCGTTGCAGATTGCCCCGGCATGCTAGTTTCTTGAGCCATGACCACGTCGTTGGCAGTCGGGGGTGCGAAGGTGTCAGCCGCCGGAAACGGTGGCAACTGGCAAAGCTAAAATAAAACAAAGGAGCGCTATTGAAAAAGAAATTTAAAGACATCTCAAAAGAAGAGTTGCGGTCTTGCACACGCTACGAAAATGGTTTTTTGTACTGGACTATTAATAAAGCCACCTGTAAGATTGGTGATATCTGCGGTGGAACATACATCAATGGCAATGGTTACCGCTCTATGAATTTTATGGGCGTAAAGGCTTCCACGCATCGCTTCATTTGGTTGTATCACTACGGACACTACGAAGGAGATCTAGACCATACAAATAATGATATTATGGATAACCGAATAGAGAATTTACGGTTGGCCACAAGATCAGAAAATCTGAGGAATAGAGCAAAATTCAAAGACTGCTCAAGTAATTTTAAGGGTGTCTACTGGAGGAAGGATATTAGCTGCTGGCGTGCCTCTATCAGGATAGGTGGCAAGACCGTCTCGCTAGGTTCTTTCAAAGATGAACTAGAGGCGCACAAAGCTTGGGTAGCAGCCGCCGAAAAGTATCACGGCGCGTTTTTGCGGTGTGATACCGACACACCTCGTGAAATTAATGATATTAAGATTCAAGAGCCTCCTGCCTGTACGACGTGAGTCACCGGGCAAAATTTCCTGAAGCGTTGGAGAGCACGCAAAAGGCACAAGCACATTGTAGTAATCGCGTTATGAGAAAGCCTGGAAACAGTAGTGTGCAATACGGCTTGACTTCTTCGCCCGTTCAGAGCAATGGGCACTTATCCTCATTAAACGCATTTGCGTTAATATGAGTATCTTATATGAAAGCCAATGATGGTTTTCATAATTTAATAAATTAAAGAGGAAATAGAACATGAGTAATAATCTTCAACTGCAAAAAGGCGTGATGACTCCTGATGGTAAATGGTTTGCTACTGTCACGGAAGCCCGCGATTACCTGCGGAAGCCTATGGTTGAAAAGGCACTCAAAATTGTATCAGGTGGTGACGCAAATCTTGCGACTTTCCTTGCCGAAAACGAAGATGAAATCATGAAGGCTTTCGAAGTTGGCACTGTTGCGCGTGTCACCAAGGCAGAAAAGAAGAAGCTTGAGAAGGCTCTTGAACAAGTTAAAACAATTGCCGATGTCAAGATTAAGTTTATTCAAGAGAATGCAGCTGCTATTCTGGAATCTTTCCGTTGGCCGTCTGTTAAGCGTATGACTGCCGAAGAAAAGGCTGCTGGTACTTTGGCAAATCTTACTGCTCTTGCAGATGCAAATGCTGCCGCTTGGATTATTGCTAATAAAGATGCAATCTGCGCCGCTTATGAAGCTGGTATTGAGAAGCGTCAAGCTCCAGCTGGCGGTGGCCTTGCTGAGTATCAAGCTGCTAAGGCCGCTGGCCCCGAAGCCCTTGCTGCTTATAATGCTAAGCGTGAAGCTGCCAAGGCCGCTAAAGCCAAGGCTTAAGGAACCACTGAGGACAATAAGTCCTGTGTCATCCTTAAGAGGATAGACATACGGCAGTCCTTTTCGGTTGTGTGTAACCCTTATGATAAACAAAGGTTCTCCTCCCTTTCCTAGTTTATTGTAGAAAACACTCATTACACAGTAGCTTCCTTAATGGCTACGAAGCTCTACCCCTGAAGCAATATCAGGGATGCTGCTTTAAATATTATGGTTAATCGCCCTGCTAGTCTCTATTGAGACTGGTGGGGCTTTTATTTTAGCTTATTTTAACAGGAACTAAAATGGCAATAGTCAAATATGTCGAGTGGTTCAATCCACAGCGATTACAGATTAAGTGCTGTATGGAAGTCAAGCAAGAAACAGATCAAAGAGGTAGAGATAAGAGGTTGGGTAAGGCGTGCAGGGCGTATGCTAGGCTTACAATTGATGGTAAAGGTTATTGTATCCGCCATGCGTAAGTCAAAGCCTTAGAGATATTAATTGGAGAATCAAATGAGCACAAAAACGGTTAAGCTGACCCCTGGTCAACGTGGTCTACTTATTGAGATTATCGCTAATGAAGTTCATAATGCAAGTGCGATGTCCCATCTACCTGATGGCTCAAAGCGTCTTGTATCTCTTGAAGCGATTCAGCGTAAGCTACTTAAGTATGAGGAAAAGATGATTGGAAAAGATCTACATACTGACGGGAACACACAGCCAGGCAATGCAGTATGCGAGAGCCAAGAGTCTACGGTTCTCTGACATTCGTATTATCAACGATGTATGCCACTTAAGAGGGCTTAGGTACATTAAGGTAAGACTTGTAGGAACATACTGGAAGCGCCCTGAGTGGTACGAAATGAAAGACTATATGAATTGCGCTGGCATCACAACAGAACAGGACAATACATGGTAGGTTGGAAAGTAAGACGAAAACATCCTTATACTGAGAAAGGCATAAGGCGTTGTAAGTGCATTAGATGCGGCAAGCCTGCTACGTTTCAATGGCAGATATGCTCAGATGGAAATAACTTTAGACCGTTGTGTGTTCAGTGTGATATTGAACTGAATTTAAACACACTATTATTCATGAAGCATCCAAATGTTGAAGAACTAATGGAAGCGTACACCAAGAGATTAGCTAATGATTAAGCATTACATCGAATGGTTTTATCCCGGTTCCTTTGTTAGTGATTCTTCGTCGCATCTTGTCGAAGAACGTGTCCGCCCCACAGAGATTCCTGCTAGAGCCTACGCATTTCGCTTCTACTCACGTAAAGAAGTTGAGTTGGATGGCGAAGTGTTGCTGGGCGAAAAGCGTGATTTCAGTGGTACAACTTACTTTGGAGAGGAAATCACACAGGAGCAAATTGTAGAACAAATGGGAACAAAGTGTATCCTATATCAAAACATGAAGTGTAATGGCTGGAAGTCTGTAGTCCGGACTATAAAGGGCCAATACATGCCGATACAAGAGGGTGATACAATTGAGCAGGCAATCTGAAAAGGAGGAACAAAATGAGTTTCTTAATCGTCAACGGAAAGCATGGCTCGGAAAGGAATCGCCTGAATGCAAATCAGGTGAAGACAGGCCAAGTGTTCTGCCGTCAAAACGATTCCGACTTTTACATGCGAGTGAAACCGACGAGCTTTCTACTAAATAGTACCCTGGTAGGCGACAAGCTAAACAATGGGGATGTTCTTGTGGTGAATCTCTATATGGCCACTTGTTACTTCATTAAGGGCACTGAGCAAGTAAAGTTAGTAGAAAGTGCAAACCTGGAGGTTCAAAGATGATTGTGTATCGCTGCACTAACTGTGATACCAATATTCGCAGTGGAGATCTAGCTGTGCATGCCTGTGGTAACAGCAATATCAGAGGCTTTATTGTAATTGTAGAGAAGCCAACAGATGTGGAGTTTGTAAATGTCCCTCGAAAAAACCTTAAAGGAAATGAGCAACGAGGAACTGATAGCACACAGTGAAA